GGCTGGCGATCTATGAAGGCAAGTTCGCTCAATCCTTCCATGCCAGCGATCCCGCTTGTGGACGGAGGCTCAACGCCTTCGACCTCGTGAGGATCCACCATTTTGGCGATGACGATGCGAAGAAGTCCTTCAAGGAGATGGCAGACCTGGTAAGTAAGGATGAGCGTGTGAAGACGTTGATCACCCATGAACGACGTGCTGAGGCGAATGTCGATTTCTCATCCGATGGCGACTGGGAGAAACAACTGCGCTACATGCCGCGAAGCAGTCTGTTGGAGAACAGTGTATGGAATTTGAACTTGATCCTCAGCAACGATCCAGATTTCGCAGGGTTCGCATTCAACGACCTGGCGGGGCGCATCCAAGTCACATCTAAGCTGCCTTGGGACAGGCCGGTGGGAAACAGCTTCTGGCGTGATGCAGATACGGCTCAATTGAAGTCTCTCATCGACTCCCGCTATCTCGCATTCTCAAGCCGCAATCACGATGTGGCGTTCACGAAGATCGCAGACGATCGCCATTTCCACCCTATCCGCGATTATCTCAACGGCCTTCCACCATGGGATGGCGTCAAGAGGGTCGAGGAACTGTTCATCCATTACCTAAAAACCGACGATACTCCCTATGTCAGGGCAGTGACCCGAAAGACCTTTGCTGCAGCAGTGGCTCGCATATACCACCCGGGAACAAAGTTCGACAATGTCCTGGTGCTCGACGGCGAGCAAGGTATCGGCAAGAGCACGATCGTCAAGGACTTAGTGGGAAGTGACTACTACTCGGAAACCCTCTCGTTGGCTGACATGGAGTCAAAGGCAGGGGCTGAGAAGCTGCAGGGAGTTTGGATCGCGGAGATCGGGGAGCTGGCCGGCATGAAGAAAGCCGACATCGAACGCGTGAAGGCGTTCTTCTCCACCTCCGACGACCAATACCGCCCCAGTTACGGCAAGACGGTCGAAAGCCACCCGCGCCAGAGCGTGATCATCGCGACGGTCAACGGCGAACACGGGTACCTGCGCGATATCACCGGTAACCGGCGGTATTGGGTCATCAAGTCGCACCTGGAACGTCACCGGATGGTGTGGCAACCCACTGAAGCATACCGAACCCAGTTCTGGGCGGAGGCAAAGGCCATCTGGGAGAGCGGGGAAAAGCTGTATCTCGAGGGAGACTTCCTTGATGAGGCCGAGGCCGTGCAGATAGGAGCTATGGAAAACGATGACCGTGAGGGTCTTGTCAGGATATTCCTTGATACCCTGCTTCCCGAGAACTGGGATGCGATGGATATGTATGAACGACGCGCGTTCCTCTCCGAAAGGAACACTGGCATGACGGCGAAGGGCACTGTCAGAAGAAGTACGGTTTGCAACATGGAGATCTGGTGCGAATGCCTGAACAAGGATCCAGCACTCCTGTCCAAAAACGAATCATACCTGCTTACCGCCATCATGCAACACATCGAGGGTTGGGACAGGGCCCCCCGAGCCCACTTCCCCATCTACGGGCGTCAGAGAGGCTACACACGGGACAGCTGCAACTCCGGGACAGCTTATGATGAAGGCTGTCCCCACACTGTCCAGTGATGCAATTCATTCACAGAAAACGAATAACAGGGGATTCGGGACAGATGGACAGCAACAACTCAATAAGAGTATGCAGCTACTAGGAGAGGGAGGAATGCAACATGGGCACCCATACACACGCGTATACATATATAGGACACACTGTCCCGGCTGTCCACCTGTCCCGCATTGGAGGAGCAATGCTTGAGCAAGAGAATGGAATGCGGGGACCAAGATCAGCTGAGGGGAGTTCGAAAACAGGACCACCCAATTACTTCTTGCCGAAACCGTTCCCGCACATCTTCACCACAATACTGAGGTATGGATGTGCCACGCTCGATGAGAGCATGGCAGCTTTGGAGAACTCACCCTACATAGCAAAATGTCGCAGGACGCTGTGGGAACTCGGGGCACCGTTGACCGGGTGGCGTTGCGTCCGGGTCAGCGATCACGAGTCGGATGACTTCACCTGCGAACTCTGTGGGTGTACGAGAGTGCGGTATGTCCATGTGATGGAGCACCCAGAGTTCTCCCAGATGTTGAGCACGGGATGCATCTGCGCGGGCATCATGGAGGAGGACATCCTTGGTGCTAAAGAACGTGAACGCGAGGTTCGAAGAAGGAGCCAACGCAAGTCAAACTTCCTGAAGAAGGAGTGGGTTGAAGCATCTGAGAAACGATGGGTGTTGCGCTATAAGCACCGCAAATTCGTGATCGACACCGACAGTTTTCGCGGACGTGAGTACTACCGTCTTGAGATCGACGGCGAGGGATACCACTGGAAGGACAATGCGCGCATGACGTCCTTCCTAGTAGCCCAGCACTTCGCGTTTGACATCATGGACGGGGAATATGCTTGAGAAAGAGATCGAACTGCAGTTGGTGAAGACTGTGAAAAAGAAGGGAGGTCGGGCTGTGAAATTCATAAGCCCGGGCTTCGATGGGATGCCTGACCGATTGGTGCTGCTGCCCGGCGGGCGGTGCGGCTTTGTGGAAGTGAAGGCCGCAGGCAAAAAGATGAGGGCACTCCAACGGGTAAGGCATGAAATGCTGAAGGGTCTGGGGTTCAAGGCATACGTGCTGGATTCCAGAGAGCAGATAGAGGAGATCATCAATGACATATACACCGCATGACTACCAACAGTATGCGAGCGACTTCATAGAACAGCACCCCGTGGCTGCGGTATTACTGCAAATGGGACTTGGCAAGACAATCATCACCCTGACGGCGGTGCAGAACCTCCTCTTCGATTCCTTCCTGGTACGAAAGGTCCTGATCATCGCGCCCCTTCGGGTTGCAAGAGACACATGGCCTTGCGAAATCGGAAAGTGGGATCATCTGGAGGACCTTGTTGCATCAGTGGCCGTGGGAAGCACAAGCGAGCGCCTTGCAGCACTCGAACGCAAGGCCGACCTGTACATCATCAACCGCGAGAACGTGCAGTGGCTGATCGAGGAGACCGCCCTGCCCTTCGACTTCGACATGGTGGTCATCGACGAGCTCTCATCGTTCAAGAACCACCGCTCAAAACGCTTCAGGGCTCTGATGAAAAGAAGACCTATAGTCAGGAGAATCGTGGGCCTTACCGGGACCCCGGCAAGCAACGGCCTGATCGACCTGTGGGCCCAGTTCAAGCTCTTGGACATGGGATTGAGGCTCGGCAGGTTCATCACAGCATACCGCAATGCATACTTCATGGCGGACAAGCGCAATGCCCAGATGATCTTCAGCTACAAGCCTGCACCGGGATCCGAGGAGAGGATCTACCAAGCGATCGAGGACATTACCATCTCCATGAAGGCCCAGGACCATATCAGGATGCCCGAGCTCGTCACCAACGAGTATAAGGTTTCCCTCAGCGGTGAGGAGCGTTCTGCCTACGAGAAGCTTCGCAAGGAACTGGTCCTGGATGCCTCCGGGGGTCAGGTTACAGCGGCCAATGCGGCAAGCCTGTCCGGCAAGCTGCTACAGCTGGCAAACGGGGCTGTGTACACCGACGACGGGAAGACGATCGGAATCCATGACCGAAAGCTTGATGCATTGGAGGACCTCATCGAAGCAGCAAACGGACAAAGCGTGCTGGTGGCCTATTGGTTCAAGCACGACCTTCAGCGGATTGCGGGTAGGCTGGAGAAGCTTGGCGTGTCGTTTTCAACTCTGGATACGAGCGAAAGCCTCAAAAAGTGGAATGAAGGAAAACTCCCGGTCGGGTTGATCCACCCCGCATCGGCCGGACACGGGCTGAACCTCCAAAGCGGTGGCAATTGCCTGGTCTGGTTCGGACTGACCTGGAGCCTCGAGCTGTACCAGCAGACGGTGGCGCGCCTGTGGCGCCAAGGGCAGCAGTCCGAGACGGTGGTGGTCCAACATCTCATCACCGAGAATACCATCGATGAGCGCATCATGAAGGTTCTTTCAGGTAAGGCACTAACCCAGGATGCTCTGATCGAGGCGGTGAAGGCTGAACTAATCGGAGGTGCGCAATGACCGAGGCAAGCATGCGGCAGCTGGCTGCAGCAATCGTGGACCGAGCAGTGATGGACTGGCACAAGGCGATGTCCCAGCTGGAAGACAACCCCGATTACCTATACGCATGGGCAGACAAGGATGAGATCGAGCGGTTTTTCGAGAGCGAGTGGTTTGGTTTCCTGTGCGACATCAACCCCGACTTCACCAAGATTCACCTACAGGAGGCTAGAGCATGAAAACAAAGGAATATCTGTCACAGGCATGGTATCTGGACAAGCGCATCAAGACCAAGGAACGCCAGCTCGATTGGCTCAGAAGCCATGCCGTCTATGTCTCTCCCAAACTCACCGAGGTCCCCAAGGCTCCATCGATACGTCGATCTCCCGTGGAAGAGGCGGTGGTGCGGATCACCGAACTGGAAAATGAAATCAACACCAGCATCGCACAGTTGATGCGTCTCAAGACAGAGATCGCTGAAGCGATCAGAGGAGTCAACAACATGGAGTGTGAAACTCTGCTGGAGATGCGGTACCTCACCTTCCTAGGCTGGGACCAGATCGCAGCCCAACTGAATTACAGCCAGGACTACATCTACCACCTGCATAGGAAGGCGCTGGCGCTGGTGAGGGTTCCTTCTATATGATATTTTGTTCCACCCTATTCCTGGGTGGAATATTCATAAGCTACAGAATATGGTCTTAATTTTATCAAAATGATAGTCTAATTATTATCATCATCAGGAAAGATCGAAACTAAATGCCCATCCTTTACTTTGAATCCCATTTGAAGTCCCTTATCATCCCAATCAGGATTCTTGAATAATCTTGACTGAATAATGAAATGGTATGCGTTTGTATCTATTGATTTCAAATAGAGTCTATTCAGTAGAAAAAGCGCAGCAAGAGAACCAACAACTGATTGCAGGTTAGCAGCATCAAAGTTATTAATACGATCGTGTTTAACAGCATTGTAATTTTTCCACCAAACCATTGTTCCAGAAAGGTTTTCAAATGGCTTGATCTCACAGTTGAAGTAGTTTATTAGAATCCTTTCTGATTCAACAGAGGGAAATCGGCTTTTTATATCAACTGCATAATCTTTCATTGTTTTATTATTGGCTCTTGGATACCCACACATATCCTTGAGTATTACGTCGATCTCTGAACAAACCGTCTGTAAAAGTGCAACATACTCATTCGAGAACGTTCCATAATTCGTTTCATCGAAAGAAACATAATCTCCCGTGATCAGAAATCGGTTTTCTAGATGTAGATAATATCCCCAATAGACTTTCTCAAATTCTTTAATATTCATGGATCTCAATCCTTTTGTAGGCTTTTCAACAAAATCAACCCGACTGCCATTTCTTTCTCAGTAATAACCATAGAAAATTCTATTACTTAGGATAGCACAGATTATCGTTTCCTAAAATTCACAATATGAACCGTAATCACTCCAGGAACACTTGTATCCAATCGTTAAATTATCAGAAAATAACAGTTGTGCTCAGTTCGCGTTCCACGCTACTGTACACTCAGACAAGTCCAATCGAGAGCTCGGGAATTCCTCCCGGGCTTTCTTTTTGCCCCAAGGAGTACCCCTCATGCCCTACAAGCCCAAGCGACCGTGCAGCCACCCAGGCTGTCCACATCTCACCGACGGTCGGTACTGCGCGGAGCATGCGAAAGAGGCTGCGAGCACCTACGAACGCAACCAACGAGATCCCGGCACCCACAAGCGCTACGGATCCTCTTGGAGGAAGGCCCGGAAAACATTCCTTGAAGGGCATCCCTTCTGCGAGCTGTGCAGGAGAGAGGGACGCCTTACACGAGCGACGGTTGCCCATCATATCACTGCCACTAGATATGGTGGTACGGATGACGAGGAGAACCTCATGGCACTATGCAACAGGTGCCACTCAGCCCTCCACGGGCGCCAGAGAGACCGATGGAACGTTAAAAGGTAACTATTAGTAGCGCCAACCCTAGGGGTATCTGAATCTCTACACCATATGTGGTGTACAACGGGCAGGGGCAATCACGCGTAAAAATTGGAATTCAAACGGGGGATTGACCCCCTCATCATACGAAGGCGGTGCAACATGGCAAAAGACGGTACCAACCGTGGTGGTGCCCGCGTCGGTGCAGGGCGCAAACCCAAGGCTCTCTCAGAGAAAATCCACGAAGGCAGAGCTGCCAGCGTGGTGCAACAGCCTGAGGCTGCCGAGCTCGAAGGCGCGGAAATGCCACCGGTCAAATATTACATGACGGTCACCCAGAAGAGTGGTATCGAGCTCGATGCTGAAGAGGTCTTCCAGGAGACATGGGATTGGCTCAAGACCATGCGCTGTGAAAAATTAGTCAGCAGTCAGATCATCCACCAGTATGCAATGGCAGTGGCACGATGGATCCAGTGCGAGATGGCCGTCAGCGAATACGGCTTCCTCGCAAAGCACCCTACCACAGGGGCGGCGATAGCCTCACCGTACGTGGCGATGAGCCGTGAGTACACGAAACAGGTCAACCAGATCTGGTATCAGATCTTCCAGATCGTGAAGGAGAACAATGCCACTTCATACCAAGGAGCGAACCCTCAGGATGACCTGATGGAACGGCTGCTCACTTCCAGGCGTAGCCGCTAGGAAATCAAACAATCAAAGGAATTCAAACATGAAGAACTACCTCACATCCGAGAGTGTCTGCTGCGGACATCCAGATAAGCTGTGCGACTACATCGCCGACTCGATTCTTGATGCCTGCCTTTCCATCGACGAGTACTCGCGCGTTGCCTGCGAGGTTATGGCCACCAAAGGCAGGATCATCGTCGCCGGTGAGATTACCAGCCGCACCAAGGTTAACATACGCCAAACCGTACGGACCGCCCTTGCAGAGAGTGGCTACAATCCCAAGGAATTCACCATCAGCGTGTTCTTGCACAACCAGAGTGGCGATATCGCTGGAGGTGTTGATACAGCCCTAGAGATCAGGGATGCCGAAGGTAATCAGGACGAACTAGGAGCCGGGGATCAGGGCACGGTGTATGGCTATGCAACCGACGAGACGCCCACATTCCTCCCACTACCGCTCGAACTTTCCCATCGCATCTGCCGCATCCTGGACAAGTGCAGGAAAAACGGCACCATCATGGGTATCCGTAGCGACGGAAAAGCCCAGGTCTCGGTAGAGTACGAGGATGGGGTGCCTACACGCGTGGCTGCGATCATCGTCTCGGTCCAGCATGATCGTGACAAGGACTTGGATACCCTCAAGGGTGAGATCATCAAGCAGGTGCTCTACCCTGCTTGTAGCGATTTCCCCCTCGATGCGCACACCCGCATCCTTATCAATCCATCGGGTCGTTTCGTCGAGGGAGGCCCTGCAGCCGACACTGGCCTAACAGGTCGCAAGATCATGGTGGATACCTACGGAGGTCTTGCTCTGCATGGAGGAGGCGCTTTCAGCGGCAAAGATGCGACCAAGGTGGATCGTAGCGGTGCATACATGGCACGCATGATTGCCAAGAACATCGTGGCAGCAGAGTTGGCCAATAGATGTGAAGTCGCCATTTCCTATGCCATCGGCAAGGCCGAACCGGTTGCGGTAAATGTACACACCTTCGCTACAGGAAAGTACGACGATGAGCAGCTCGCCGAAGCTGTTCGCCGGGTGTTCAGCCTTAAGCCGAGCGACATCATCAATCAGCTGGGACTACGTAGTCCTGTATACAACCTCACCTCCTGCTATGGCCATTTCGGTAATGCGCTGTTCGCATGGGAACAGGTGAGCGAGCGGTATAGAGAGGCGCTCAGGAACGAACTGGAAATCCACAACTGAAAGGAAACACACCATGAGAATCCAGAAAATGAACCTGTCGGATCTGAATCCGGCAACATACAACCCACGCAAAGCGCTCAAGAGCGGTGATCCTGAGTATGAAAAGCTCAAACGATCATTGGAGCAATTTGGCTATGTGGAACTTATCGTGGTCAACATCGCCAACGACAATACCGTCATATCCGGCCACCAACGGCTGAATGTCCTCAAGGACATGGGGGTTGCCGAGGAGGACTGCATCCTGGTCGAGCTGGATGCCGACAAGGAGAAAGCCCTCAACATCGCCATGAACAAGATCAATGGCGAATGGGACAAGGACAAGCTGGCCTTGCTCATCACCGAGCTGCAGGGAGAGGACTTCGACATCTCGCTCACTGGTTTCGACCCGGCCGAAATTGACGACCTGTTCAAGGACGCGCTTGCCGATGGGGTGCATGACGATTACTTCGATGTGGCCTCCGAGCTCGAAAAGCCTACGATCACCAAAGCTGGGGACCTGTGGAAGCTGGGAAGACATCGCCTGGTATGCGGTGACAGCACCAAGTGCGAGACATTCGAGCTGCTCATGGCGGGATCCAAGGCGAACCTGGTGGTCACGGACCCACCCTACAACGTCAACTACGAGGGCACAGCCGGCAAGATCAAGAACGACAACATGGCAGGCGAGGCTTTTCTGCAGTTCCTGCTCGATGCCTTCACCAACACTGCCTCCCACATGGCCGACGATGCCTCCATCTACGTCTTCCATGCTGATACCGAGGGGCTGAACTTCCGTAAGGCTTTCAGCGAAGCCGGGTTCTACCTCTCGGGAACCTGCATCTGGAAGAAGCAGTCGCTGGTGCTTGGACGCTCACCGTATCAGTGGCAGCACGAACCGGTGCTCTTCGGGTGGAAGAAGAAGGGCAAGCACCAGTGGTACACCGGACGCAAGGAATCGACCATCTGGGAATTCGACAAGCCAAAGAAAAATGGCGAGCATCCTACGATGAAACCGGTGGCCCTCCTTGCCTACCCGATCATGAACTCCTCGATGAGCAACACGCTGGTGCTCGATCCGTTCGGTGGCAGCGGCAGTACGCTAGTCGCCTGCGAGCAGACCGAACGGAGCTGCGCCACCATTGAGCTGGATGAGAAGTACTGCGATGTCATCATCAAACGCTACATCGAACTCACCGGTTCCTCAGCTAACGTCATCGTGCAACGCGACGGATTGGATTACCCCTACGAGGAAGTTGCCTCCCAGGAGGCTAGTGATGGATGAGCTTACCCTGATCACTACGCTCGCGGTATGTCTGTTCGGCTCGGGAGGTATCGTACTCTGGCTGCTGAACCGACTGGCAAAGAAAAGTGATGACCGCCAGTGCTATGCGAAGGACCTCAAGGAGATCAAGACCACCATCACCAGAGTCCAGATGGGTCTGGTCATGGCACTGGAGAATGACAAGGTCATCTTCAAGTCGCTGAGGACCCACGAGATCAACGGGGAGAGCGAGGAGCAGGAAAAGAAGATGGACGATTACTTTTTGTCACTGCTTGGGAGTAAGGGAGAGAACACATGATCCTCAGTGCCATATTACTTGCCTTCGCCGCCTTTTTAGGCTTGGTGATGGAACTGTACAAGAAGAGCCTTCGTTGCGACAGGGCAAGCGAGAACGAAATCAAGCTGATCGCCCTCGCCTGCTCGGCTGTTCTTGCGTACGTGACCTACCAAGTAGCACCGGCAGGGGAACTAAAGGCTACACCCTACCTGGTGGTCCTGTACACCATAGCAATCTACTTGCTACAGCTTCCTGCGTGCATGGCATTCTGGAAACCTCTGGTAAAAAGATTCATGGAGAAAAAAGCCGATGAATGAAATCATGCAGATGCTCATCCTCATCATCCTGGGGTTGTTGGGGATCACCCGCTATCAAGCACACAAGACCAAGAACCTGAAAAAGGATATCCAACAAGAGCGGGAAACGGTAAAGAAACGAGAACAGCAATTGGAGAAGATCGATGAAGTACACCAGAAGATCACCACCATCGCCCAAGAAAAACCTCCTGAAACGATCCAACCTCCTGCAAGCGGTGACTCTGCTGGCCGTCTTGATCGTCTTAATCGGCTGCACAAGCGTGCCAACGGTAAAGGAGAATGACCCGTATCGCCAGATCTTGGTCTCGATGGCTCCCGAAGCTCCACCGATCCCGGTTTTTCCTACCCTGAGTTGGTCATACGAGAACAGTTTGTACTGCATAGAAGAGGCGGATGCGGATGCGCTTCTGGACTACGGGGAGAACGAACTTCCGCTGTTTGCCCACCGCTATGGTCAGTACGTGCGCCAGATGCGCCTCATTTTGGATGCGTTGGCGAAACCCTGAATCATTGTACTTGCTATTCATGCAAAGCTGAGCGATCAATGCACACTGACAGGGAGGATACATATGGATGAGATGAACCGTAAGAGAGTCGAGGTCCTCAAAAAGCAATACCCAAGCGGGTGTACCGTCGAGCTGGTGAGCATGGATGATGAGTACGCACCGCCGGCGGGCACCAAGGGGACAGTGGCCCATGTGGACGACATTGGAACCATCCACATTGCATGGGAAACCGGCTCGACTTTGGCCGTGGTACCGGGGGTCGACATGGTGAGACGCCTGGACGAAGAAATACCTGCAAAATAGTGTATCTTATTTGCATATATACACTTGCTATATATCCCTCTTTGAGTGATTACTACAGTACGAAGAAAAACACACCAAAGAGAGGTAGACGGCATGGAAAAGACAACACGGTTCGGAATCGAGGTAGAGATGACAGGCATCACCCGCAAGGACGCAGCCCAGGCTGCCCAGACGGTCCTCGGTGGCACTCTAGCCTACGGTGGCTCCTACTACGACACCTACGAACTGAAGACCTTCGATGGCCGCACATGGAAGTTCACCTACGACGGATCCATTCGATGCGAGACCAAGAGAAACGGAATCAGGGAAACCGCCACAAGGCTTTACAGCGTCGAGCTGGTCAGCCCGATCCTCACCTACGAAGCGGACATCGAGAACCTGCAGGAGGTCATCAGGGCGCTGCGCAAAGCCGGAGCCTTCACCAACAGCTCCTGCGGCATCCACATCCACCTCGATGGCGAGGCGCACACACCGCGCTCGATCAGAAACTTCGTGAACATCATCTACGCCCGAAACGACCTGTTCTACAAGGCCCTTGGCATAGAAGCCCAGCGGGCACGGTACTGCAAGAGGATGGACGAGCACCTTGTGGCGACCATGAACCGCAAAAAGCCGACCACCTTCGCCAAGATCGAGAGCATCTGGTACGAAGGCTACCGGGGAAACCGGGACGCACACTACCACGACAGCCGCTACCATTTCTTTTATGCATAGTGTCTGGTTATGCTGAGCAACCACACCAAATCCTTATCAGGAAAGAAAAGTGGAGAGAATTACTCAACATAATATCATCAAAGCCCCTTCAAAAACCTCATCAAATCCGGATCATTTTTCCATTCAGGCAAAGAAGGAGACTCGACAATCCCGCTGACGCTTTCAATAGCTTTTCTTCTGGCCTCCGGGTTCGCCTTGGCGTACACCTGAGTCGTCTCAATTGATTCATGACCAAGGAAGTCCCGGATATAGATCAGGTTTACACCAGCTTCAACCAGATGCATGGCTTTTGAATGTCGAAAATGGAGAGCTCTCCATTTCCGTCAATATGGTGAGCAAAGTAAAATGGGGAGTGCAACCCTAATTTCATCATCCTGCTAATCACACTAAAGGTATAAAGCAAAAAGACTCACCATTTAAAAACCCTCATGACTCCCTTATCATCAAAGAAAAGGAGTCATTATGAAAAATCAACAAGACATTCACAAGGCGATTTCCATCATAATGGAATCACTCGAAACCCAAGGGGAAGCAAAAGGAACGATGATGAACTATAGGAGTTCGTTCAACGTCTTCGAATTGTATCTTGCAAAGCATAGTATTACCCATGTCGACAAGGAAGTCTGTCTCGACTATGTTTTCATAAAAACCGGTGTGAGTCTGGAAAGCTTTGAAACCAGAACTATTGAGAAAAATCTGAACCGAATTATAAGACCTCTACATCTACTACTAACGTACCTGCAAACGGGAAAATTTCAATATCAAGCAAGAAGGACACGAAAGCCCTTCCTCTGTCCTGAGTGCTTCCGATCTGAGTTTTTTTCTTTTTGTGAGGAGTGTGAAATTAGAGGTTACGCAAAGGCAACCATTGACTCGAATAGGGAAAAAATCCAAAAGTTGCTGACATTTCTTGAAAACAAGGCTGTAAAATCATCAGATGAGATTACTATCCAGCATATAGAGGAGTTTCTAGCAACGTATCAAAATGCATCTGTAAAATACATCGGGACTATCCTCTACGTTCTGAGGAACTATTTTTCATTTCTTCATGAAAGAGGATATATCAATGAAGAGGTACACAAAAGTCTGCCTAAAGTAAGGATGATGAGAAACAGCAGGCTCTGCTATGCATGGAAAAGGGAAGAAGTGAAGAAACTTCTTGATGCCATAGATAGGTGCTCCTCCCAAGGGAAACGGGACTATGCAATCATCCTGCTTGCAGTACGCCTTGGATTGAGGGTCAGTGATATCAGGGGCTTGCAACTGACATCATTCAACTGGAACAGGAAGACCATAAAGCTTGTAATGAAGAAAACAGGGCAAGAACTTGAACTTCCGCTTTCCGATGACATTGGCTGGGCTGTAATTGATTATCTGAAGAATGGGCGTCCTATAACCACTTCAGATCGTCTTTTTGTACGACACCGACCTCCATTCACAGCTTTTGGAGAAACTGAGAGTTTCAACAGACAACTGCATCGCTATATTGTCAAAGCAGGTTTGACGATCCCTCCCAACATCCATTATGGTATGCATTCCCTGCGAGGATCGTTTGCTAGGAATCTTCTCGAGGCAAAAGTTCCCCTGCCGGTCATCTCAAGTGCCTTGGGGCATCAAGATGTTAATACGACCAGACATTATCTGCACATAGACATCGAGGGACTTCGAAACTGTGCGTTGGATCCGGAGGAGGTGTTTAAGCCATGAAAACACCCTACACTTGGAAAAGTAGTCTTGCAGATATCCTTCAGCAATATATTCAACTCCAAAAACAAACCGGACTGAAATTTGAGAATCAGGAGAGCCATCTCAGACATTTTGACACCTTTCATTTCTGCAATAGCTATACAGAGACCACCCTCACGAAGCCTATGCTCCATGCCTTCATATATGACAAGATGGAAAGATCCAGTTCCCACTATACTAAGGAAATTGTCATGAGAAATTTCGGCATCTATCTGAATAAGCATGGATACTGCGCATACATAACTGTAGCCAAGACAATCCTGCCAAGGTGCAAGTTTGTCCCACATATATTTACAAAGGAGGAGATTGCCCGCTTCTTCCTTGCAGTCGACCAGTACCCTCAGACTCCCAATTCAACCAGGAATACAGTAGACCCTGTATTGTTCAGGTTCCTTTATGGAACCGGAGTACGCATCTCAGAGGCTCTCTATCTTACCATTGGTGATGTGGATCTTGATAATGGGGTTGTGACTATTCTTGGTGCGAAAAACAACAAGGATAGGTTCCTGCCGATGGCAGCAAGCCTTACGGATAGAATTCGACAGTTTGTAGAAAGCTTCCATCGTTATAGTAAGGAGGAGACGCCCCTGTTCCCAGGCTCATCCAAGGGACATATGGACAAAAGCACTGCCTATTGCCATTTCAGGGATTACCTGCTGATGGCAGACATCCCACACACAGAAAACGGTCCCAGAATCCACGATTTTCGTCACCATCTGGCGGTAGCCTGCCTAAAAAAGTGGGTATTGGCAGGCCATGACCTCACCAACATGATCCCTTATCTTTCTGCCTACATGGGGCATTCTGATTTCAGGGGGACTCAGTACTATTTGAGGCTCACCTCGGATATGTATCCTGATATAATCAGCCGGACTGAAGCTGAGTTTGGGTATGTAATTCCAGAAGGAGGCTATGAATATGAACAAACCTGATTTTGCCTATTTTCTCACATCTTTCCTCAGCAAATACCTCCCTGGACAAAAGAATGCAAGCCAAAACACGATTTCATCCTATGCAGATACGTTCAAACTCCTCTTGATCTACTATGAGAGCGAAAAAGGCATCAAGCCAGAACGGTTGAACTTGTCTCGAATCAGCAGTGAAGGCATCCTTGAATTCTTGGATTGGATCGAAGTAAAACGAAATTGTTCTATAACTACAAGGAACCAACGACTTGTGGCGATACATTCTTTTTGTCACTATGTTCAAGTGCAATCGCCTGAAAATCTCTATGGCGTACAGCAAATACTGCATATACCTTACAAGAAGTGCGCTAAAACAGTGGTGTCGTACCTCACAGGTGATGAGATGAGAATCCTCCTCGCACAACCTGATATCCAGACAGCGAAGGGAAGAAGAGACCTCGTTCTGCTTGCTACGCTCTATGATACAGCAGCCCGAGTTCAGGAGCTCATAGACCTCAAGGAGAAGGATATAAGACTGACAAAACCCCTTACCATGATGCTACATGGAAAAGGCAACAAGGACCGTCAGATACCTATCTCGGATAAAACAGCCTCTCTACTTGATGGATATCTACGGAGCAAAAGACCCAATACAGGATTTAGCTCAGGAGAAAGAACTGTCTTCCTAAACCAAAAAGACCAGCCTCTTACCCGGTGGGGTGTCTCATACATAATTAACAAATATGTTGAGTTTGCGAAAAAAGACTCTGGATTCACTGTCTCTTTTCCAATCACACCCCATGTGTTCCGCCACAGTAAAAGTGTCCACCTGCTACAAGCAGGAGTCAATCTTATCTATATCAGGGATTTTCTTGGGCATGTTGACTGCTCTACGACACAAATTTATGCGAAAATTGACACCGAGTTGAAAAGGAAAGCAATTGAGGCCGCATTTAAGGATGTGCTTCCACAGGAAGAGTTGCCATCCTGGACTAATGACAAGGATTTGATGGAGTTTCTCAATTCATTAGGTTCATAGTGATTTTAAATGGGGAGCGGATTTGGTGGAATACATTGAATCCTGACACTAGAGCATTATTTTTAGCTAGCACTCCCCATTTTACTTTGCTCACCATATTGACGGAGGCAATGAGGTGTGATCTTTTCAGACATGGCCCCTTCTTTGGTTCCATTACAAGCATTGATGTACTTCCTGAGGATGTAGGAAACCCCGCTACGTGTCAATTTCATCTTCTGGCTATTGAAGAAGAGTGGATCGCTGGCTGCTTCTGGTCGATCCAAATGGTTGTCATGCATGTACCTTTCAAGGATCTCAGCACAAGCGTTCGACAAAGGGACATCCCTGGTTTTCCGTCCCTTTCCATAAAGTCTGGCGACGGGAGGCTTCTGTAACCTGATGCACGAGATGGTTAGATCACAGATCTCCTGAACCCTGGCGGCAGAATCGTACAGCAAGGACAATAGGGCTAAGTCTCGACGTCCTTTCAATGTGGTCACATCGGGTTGTCTCAGCAATGCTCCTGTCTCATCACCAGATAGGTATCCGATCACAGGCCTCGCGCTCTTTTTGGTCCTGATAGAGATGATACTCTGGCAAAGCAACAGATGTTCCGGTTGCTCAATCTGGACAAAACGGAAGAAGGACTTGATTGCCGCAAGCCTCTGGTTCCGAGTCGAGATGCCATTGTGATGTTCATGCTCAAGATAAAAAAGGAAATCCTCGATCACTTTCCGATCCAGATCGTTGAAGCACAATTTTTCAGGAGCCAGAGACTTCGCGTCTCTCAGATAGGTCAGCAGCAAAGTGAATGAGTCCCTGTAGGATCGGATGGTGTTGGTGCTGACATTCTGGTTGCCGGGAAGATGCTTCTGAAAGAACGAACTCAGAAGGTAGGCAAAATCATTAGTTTTCATCTGCGACCTCCGGAAACATCGTTTCAAACTTATGCTCGAAAGAACTGGTGAGATCTCCATAGGCTTCGGGAACGAGGCGAAGATACTCTTCGGTCGAAGTAAGACTGACATGCCCAAGATATGTACTGAGAATTGGCAGGCAAGTGTACAGATCCTTGCCTTCCAAAACCCAACGATTGAGGACATTGACTGCGAATGTATGCCGCAAATCATGCAAGCGAGGCCCCTTCCCCCTTCCTCTGTGGGGGATACCGGCAGCATGCAGGTATTTGCGGAAATTGTCATAGATGGTCGATCCATCATAAAGGCCCCCATCGGGCGCAGGAAAGAAATACTCATGCTCGCAACCACGGGAGAGCATTTCATCCCGATAAGCGCGGCAGATTGCGGTGAGAGAGCCGGACATGGCCACCAGCCTCTCCTTGCCCCCTTTTGCGTTGGCAATGATGAGGACTCCTTTAGAAAGGTCGACATCATTCACCTTGAGTTGCAACGCCTCGGAAACTCTGAGTCCGCAGCAACAGAGCATCCTGAAGAGAACCGGCATCACAAGATGCCTGAAAGGAGAGACGCTGCATGCAGGAGAATTCTCATCCACCGCCATAAGCAGTTTTCTGGTTTCATCTTCTGTAAATATGTAGGGAACAAAATTGCTGCCCCTCATCGTCAAAGGATGGAATGTCGTGGGGGCAGTGAACCCGTTGTTGTGCATGAACCGTAAGAATCCTCTCACACATCTGACCCTGTAAACATGGGTAGAGATGCTCTCGCCTCTTTTCCTATCGGACCATTTCTCGATGAGGACTGCAGTCAGGATCGGCTCCTTCACATCTTCATCCACGCAGAACCGGTCAAAAAGGTTCAACGATTCGACAGCTGCATTGAACTTGAATCCCATTGCACGTTTCTGCGCCACGAACTCGGCCATCATCGGTGAAAGTATACTTTTGCCCCTGAGCTGGAGATTCTTGACTTCTTTCATACCTCAGGCACCTCCAGGGCACACAGACTCAGCTGCTTGGCATTGATTCCAATGTAACGCTCCGTTGTTGCGGCATGGACATGTCCCAATACACTTTGGATGGCATCGACCGGAACATCCTTGTCAAGCATGTGGGTTGCCAAGCTGTGGCGAAGGGTATGGAGACCGTGATGTTTCGTACGGTTCAGGGAGATTCCTGCCATCTGCATGTATTTGACCAGGATGTTGTCGAAATTCTGCAAGCTGACGTACGGTGCGGCTGCACGAAGGAAAATCTCGGGTTCCCCGCTGTCTGGCCTGCCGTTTTTCAGGTAGTCGATCAAAGCCCAACCGACGTCCAAAGGCAATGGCAGGGCCAAGGATTCCCCGGTCTTCACCTGCGAGATGTGGATTGAATTGCTTTCCCAATGGATGTTCTCCGGCTTCAGGTTCTTGATGTCGCTAGTCCGCAACCCCAGTTTGGTTGCAAGCATCAAGACTGCAAAGTCACGTTTGCCTGCAGGACTCTCTCGATCGACCTGAGAAAGAATTGCTTCAATCTGGTCCACTGTGAATGTGCTTGGAAGGTTCTTGGGGCTAGATCGTCTTGTCACCCGGATGACTTTTGCAGCGAGACCCCGGTCGATTTTTCCGTCGTCGGAAAGATGACTCAGGAACTTGCGCATAATTGAGTGATGATGTCTGGCTACATCGCCCTCGTAGTTGCTCAGGGTGGCTTTGATATAGTTGTTCACGAATTCAAGTGCTATTCCTTCGGACTTGCACACACCGGAGCTGTCAAGAAAGTCTGTGAACTTAAACAGGGAGTCCTTGTGCGATTTGATTGTGTTCGGTCTTTTACCATCTCTCTCCATCTGCGTCAGGTATGCTTCCGCATCCGATCTGAATTGAGGTGGAAACTTACGTTCTTTCCTCCTTCTGAGCATTACGGTCCCAAAATGCTGGTAGTCGGACAACATGTCCATCGCTCTACGCTCTTTGTCATAGTGTTTTTTCACGGTACCTGGCAGGATTCCAAATCTGTCCAACAGATATTGTTGTCCAAGTGCTGTGCTGAAGTACTGCTCGCCATGAATGCGGCAGTACCCAGCCAGCTTATTGAATATTCGTTTCAGTTCTGTCTCGTAGACCCTGTGGTAATGCTTGGCCTCAACCAACGGTATGATGGCCTCAATAAGCTCTACCAACGTCATTTGCGTTTTCCTTTCCATATGCATGCCTCCGATACAAGGATTTACCGGCTACTGCCGATGACTGATTGTACCGGATTATGTAGAGTGAAACCGCCGATTAGGTTTGTTGCTGACAGATTTATGTAGGTTACTTCACATAACAACTTGCTCACCATAAAAGAAATTATGTAGAGCTCTACATAACTTCTTGAACCTGCACTCCTTCTTCCACGGTCACAAGACCGTCGAGCTACGCGGGTTCAACAGCACGCTGCACGCCGGAGAGGTCAGAAGCTACATCGTCCTTGCCCTTGCGCTGAACACCCAGGCGCTCACGCAAAGCTCGGCAAGCACCAAGAAGCCCCAAGCCGAGAATGAGAAGTTCGCGATGCGCACCTACCTCAACCGCATCGGCTTCATCGGCGACGAGTTCAAGGCTTGCCGCGAGCACCTGACTAAGCGCCTTAGCGGATCAGCGGCATGGAGACGGCGTGTTGCCGCCTGAAGGGGCAACCTGATGAGACCTTGAGGGCGGGACGACCGCCCTTTCAGGTGGTAGAAGACCGATCGAAGGAGTAAAGCAACAATGAAGAAAGTCTATCTGGCTTATGGAAGCAATCTGAATCTCGAGCAAATGGGATACCGA